TCAAATTTCTCTCTTAAAATAGCAGTATCATACTGGTTTTTTAACGCATTGTATTCAGTTATATCATCTCTCCAGTTATCTAACTTATTTAAGTATTGAGCACTAGGGCTTCTAGGGTCTTCCATAGCTTCTGCTCTGTTAAATCCCGCAGGAGCCTCTGGCTTTTCAGGAGGTGGAGGAAATTCTTCAACAGGCTGTTCTTGTGCAGGAGCAGGTTGTGCTTGCTGCATTTGAGTCATTTGTTGCATTTGCATTTTAAGTTGCTCATTCTCATTCTTAACTTTATCAGCTTCAGATTGCCAATATTGGAATCTTCGCTCATCATTTTTAGCTTGAGTATTTTCAACATTAATGCCATCTCCAGCGGGAGTTTCCTGTCCTTCAGGAGTCCCAACTGCCTCATTACTTGCTTGCTCTTCACTTGTGAAGAACGCTTGTTCTACCGATAATTGTTCAGAGCCCTGACTTTCAGGGGTGTCTGCATTTTGGTTTGTCTCTAACGCGTCCATGTTACTTCTTTCTATCTTTGGCTGCTACTTTGCCACCAGTAGGTGAGCCTTGTTGTTTGCTAGCATCAGCTATCTGACGCTTCACAGTGGCTAAATTATCATCCAATCTTTTTTCAAACAAGGTCCCTGCAGCCTTAGTTTTATTAGACACTTGGTCTAATTCACCTTTAAACTTCTCGATTTCAACTTTCTTACGTAATCCTACAGCTTCTCTATCTCTAGTTTGTAGGTCACCTTTTAGTTTCTTAATCTCTTCGGACTGTTGTTCTACCATAGATTGTAATTTTTGTATTTCATCAGTACGTTGCATTACGCCTTCTATATCAAATATTTCTGTTTTCTTAAGAACTTCTTGTCTGTCTACTAAACCTTTTTGGTAAGCATCCATATAGAACTCAAGTTCAGCAAATCTATTTGTAGGTAATGTACTTCCACTAACAACTATTACATCATACATTCCAACTGTAATATCGTTAATAATCTGTGCTTCACCTGTTTTATCATCATATAAACGTTTATTTATAACGTACTCACTCATAGAATTGTTTGGGTTAACAAGTCTAAATGTTTTTTCTGTACTATATAATTGTTGCATTAAAGGTATAGCAACTTGTGCAACTCTTACTAAAGCTTGTTCTATATCTGAAAGCTTAGATTTTATCTTACGCTGTCCAAACTCATCAAGTGATATAGTAGCTTTATATGTTTGTGGAGCTGCTGCAGTATTACCCATCATCATTTCATATAAACCAAGCTGATGGTCTATATCGCTTTTAGCTGTTTGCTCATTAGAGTATAATTCATTAGGCAATGGGCTAGGTTGTACAGTAACTGGAGCACCGTCTGTTGGGTCATAAGGTATAGCCACACCAGGTTGTGCCCATTTTTCTTCAAAGTCTTTCATATCTACACTACCTTCAGGAACTAATATCTTAGTATTAGTACTTGTAGTAGCGTGTGCAATAATTAAAGAACGAGTCTTATTAATGTATTCTTGTAATCCTTTAACCATTCTTACATCAGATGTAGGATAAGGTGTACGAGTATGAAGATTACACATTGGTACTATAGGATAGTGCTCAGTAGGTAATATTCTAGAATATAATAAAGTTTCACCTATAATGATACATTGTTTAATTCTAACTACATTTATTTGAACTGTTCTAATTGCTTGTCTTAATATTAAATCTTGAAAATCAACTTGCTCTATTTGAGGCGGAACAATGCCTGTAGAAGGCGTACTAGCATCAACTGGAGCGCCTTGCGCTTGCATTTCTTGCTCCATTGCAAGTTTTGCTTCTTCTTCTGCAAGTTGATATTGTTCCATTAATTGAGCATAGATTTGCTCTGCTTGTGCTTGGTCAGTTATAACTTGACCTTCTATTATCCAAGCTGGTCTTTGTATATATTGGTCAAACTCTTCTTTACTTAATAATTCTTCTTTACCGCTAAATTCTTCATATGTTCTTATCTTTTGAACTTCTATTTTAGAATATCTTTCATATCCTCTAACATATTCACTTTGTTCATGTAATAAACCTATATCTTCTGGAAAGAATACTTTACTTTCATTATCTCTACCTGTTTCAGGCGCATTAAAGTCCTGTTCACTACTAGCTTGGTCTATTTGTTTTTTATATTGAGGATATAATTTCTTAGCCTGTTCTCTACTAAATAGTCTAGAAACAATAATATTTTCAGCATCATCAAAAAATCTATCTCTACTATTAGGGTCTACATATACATCTAATGGGTCTATATTATGCATACAAACCTCACCTTTACCCATATCTTTCTTAGGGTCTTGATATACGTTAATATAGCCTACACCCATTACATAGTAATCATCTATAGCTTGTCTAATAATAGTTCTACCATCAGATATATCGTACATATAGCTTAAAAGGGCACTAAATACATTAGCAACCTTTCTATCACTATCTTCTCTTGGAGCACATCTAAATGAAGGTCTATTAGCAGTAAGCATGGCTTTAGCTGTTTCAACAGCAGGGTGTATTCTATTAACAACAATAGGAGCTTGCCCTCTTGCTTCTAATACTTCTGCTTGTTCTTTAGTCCATTGTCTACCTAAACGAAATTCTTTATCTTCTTTGGCTTGTTGAGCCCAAGCATCTCTTTTAGTAGAATAGTCTTTAAATAGCCTTAAAGTCTCATTTACGATTTTGGGTGTCTTCTTTTCTGCCATAATTACCTAATTTTTATCAACTTAATATACAATTATAATGTCATCCAATCAAGCTTTTTCTTTTGTTTTTGCTTATTTTTATCAACTTTATTTAAAGATTTACGCCTAGAAGGCCTTGCTCCATCTAATGCAGTCCATATTGCGTCCATAACATCGTCATGTTTTCCTCTTGGATAACTTAAAAATTCTTGCTGAGGAATGTTGTCTTGTGGTCTAAAATAAAATGTTCCTTTAGCAAATAAAGGTACTAATGATAATAAACGTTCACTTTTTCTATTTCTTGGTTTTACACCTTTCTCAAGTCCAGGTATATAAATACTTTCTTTTAACATTAGTTCTCTAACAGCTGTTCTAAGAGCTTCTTGATAACCAACAGTTTCTATTTTCATTCTTTTGGGTTTATACTTCTTGTAAATATCAATAAGCTTCTGAGGCTGTTCTGCAGGACTAATTCTATCCCTATATACATCAATAATATACTTATTATTATCATAGTCAACACCGATTGTAGACACAACAAAATAATCAGCAGTGGAAGAAAGGGAGCTAGCAGGGTCAACTCCGCAATAGATTTCCACTGGTTTAATTTCTTTTTCATCACCTTTTGTCCTAACTAGGCAGTTTTGCCCATCTATTCTTTCATAATCATAATGATGCAACTTAATCCATTCTGGTTTGAACGGAGCCATATCAGGAGACTGAGCTATATTCATGTACTCTTGATAAAAACCATTTAAGTTCCCTACTGATTGAAATTCTTTTTTAATTTCTAATATACGTGATTTAGGAAATCTTTCGGGCCATATACTCTTTTCATCTTCATCCCATATAGAATACCATAGTGTATGCCACGCATCTGATTCTTTAGCCCAGTATAAAAAGCAATCCTCAGATATTACAGTACCTATCATAGCTATTTTACCTTCATCTGATAATGATGGTATTACAGCTTCTGTAACCCATTTTCTATTCTTAGCTCTAGCTTCTGGTGTGAATGCATTAAGCTCAGACTCAAAGTCGTCTACTATAATAAGGTTAGGCCTTGTATCGCCTTCAATAAATCCTCTAACTCTTTGTCCTGTACCTACAGCTATAATCCTTGCGCCATTAGCAAGTACTACATCGTTATTAGTCCAACGTTGTGCTGTAGTCGGACCTAAATCCCCGAATATAGCTTTAAATTTATCAGAATGAGTAAGGTGATATTTAATACGCGATAAGAAGTTAATAGACTGAGTTTGTGACTCAGATATAATAACCATAAATAAATCTTCATCAGATGCTTTAAATGCTATTTTCCATAAAGGAAAGATGAGGGTAGTAACTGTAGACTTCGCTGTACCACGAGGTGCTGCAATTAATACCCTCCTTTTTTCATCGTTAGCGAGGGCCGAGTACACATCGTTATGAAAGGGGGGTGTACTCTTTCTCAGGGCTGTGGGGAAGCAGTGCCTTCCAAACAGAGCCATGTTGTTACGAAGCTTTTTTAAAGCTTGCATTTGCTCGTATTGAGCTTCAAAATCCATCATAATAAGTCTTTTATCTTTTTAGCGACTATATAAACAAATATTACCCCTATAAAGACAGAAGCGACATCAACTATGTGGCTGCCGCTATCACTCTCTATACTTCCTACGGGAGTTTCTATTTTAAATTGCTTTGTTTTATACACTATTCCACTTCTTTTGTAGTAGTTTTAGTTGCTATAAGTTTATCTTCTTCTTCTCTTAATTCATCAATAAGTTTAGTATTGCTTATAGCTTCTAGTTTTTCAGTTGTTTTAACAAGCTGTTTTTCTTTCATACCGTGCATACCCTGTAAATTCTCTACAGCACGCATAAGATTAGTAACATCTTTTTTATCTTTAGCCATGCCTATAACCTCAGATAATAAATCTAAAGTATATGTTTTATCTAGGCCATGCTCAGTTAGCATATCAGATAGTTCTTCTTTTACCATTTTACTAAAAACCTCCGTTTTCATTGCTCTTTTCCACTTTTTAAACTCTGATGGAGTATAATCTCCAAGAACCATATCAAGAGCTAAGTTGTAGTCCCAGGTAACAGAATAAGCTTTAGCAAGGTTTTTCATCATATCTTGCCCAGCTTTAACCTCTAGCATAGGTTTGCCTGTAAAGGTTGTATTAGTTTTTCTGCCTGATACCTTTAATTTCTTAGAAGCATACTTAGGATTAAAAAAAGTGTAGCCCCATGGGAACCTGAGATATATATTGTTTTTGTCATGATTAGAAGGATACTCCTTGCGATTAATGCATTTAGCAACGTAGTTATCATCAGATATAGCATATCCCCCAGGTTGAACCATTTTCCAGTATACATATTCTATTCCCTTTTCGTCCGCTTCTTCTTTTCTATAAATAGTATACGTAGTAAGACCTATGTCTTTATGGTCTATATTTACTGTATACATTTAGTAATTTTTTAATAATTCTTTAGTCATAGTAGGAACTCTTTTAGAATAATCTTCAGGCCCTGCTGCCATTCCTACTAAATCTCTAACATCATAGTTGGGTATAAAGTTATCTTTACCATAGCCACCAGGATAATGCCCTAATCTTTTTGGGTCAAGAGCCATCCCTAAGTATTTAGCCCACAATAAAGCGTCATTCATATCAGCAAAATCTTCACGATTCTCTCTAGGATTAAATTCAGGATTATTTATAACATAATCAAGTAATCCCATTTTTAACTTTTTATCTCTACCTTTAGCACTTTTTGAATAGTCTATTGCCATTTATTCTCCTAATCTATAAGTTCAAAATGTGGAAAATCATCAAAATTATTATCATCCACTTCAAAATTCATATTCCAATCACCGCCCCATCTAAGGTTTATCTCCATAGACTTAGCAATACCAATAACAAAACCAGCGAAAAGATGAAACCGTTC